CTCGCTTACTTTTAATCGTATAACATCAAGAGGCTTTGATAATCTGACAGAGTTCCAGCAGGCAATAGTCATAGACGTATGCTGTGATATGGCTGATTTTGAGTATGAGAATGAAGACATGATTAATTGTGTCTTGCAGAATTATGCTGTAAATGGAGTATCTATGCAGTTTGGCAGCAGTTGGAATGTAATGATACAGAGTGGTATTGCAATAAAACGTGATACGTACAGGATACTTTGTCAGACGGGTCTTTGCAGTCTTAGTCTGGGGGTGTGAGAATGAGATATCCGTGTCTGATATTAAAGAGCATGTGCAAGACTTATATACATGTAGAAATAGAACCGGAAGGACAGAATGTATATGGTGAGCCATTAGAGGCAGTTACATGGGATGGTCTATGCAACTACCAGGATAGTGGTAAAACGGTACTTACTGCTGAAAAGAGGCTTATACAGCTTGAAGGATGTGCCATGATACCTGGAGATATTGCACCGGAGCTTCCTGTTATTACTAAAGGTGATATAAAGGTGTTCGGTGTAACAAGGCATATATACAAGGGTACGAAGTGTCGTAATCCGGATGGTACAGTTAATTATGTAAGATTGGATGTGATGTAATGGCAAAGAATGTTAAGTCAACAGTTAAGCTTAATATGCCTATGGTAAGGAAGCTTACGGCAGCAGCACAGGTGTCATTAGTACAGACAGCAGAAGCAATACATACGAATGTAGTTCAAAGTCAGGTAATGCCTAGAGATACAGGTACATTACAGAATGAGAGCACATTTGTATATACACAGGATATTGCTAATGGCAAGGTGGAGCTTATATCAAGCACGCCTTATGCAAGAAGATTGTACTATCATCCGGAATACAACTTCCACCAGTCACCTTGGACTGATGAAAGCGGTAAGAGGCACGAGGGTAATGCCAATGCAAAAGGCAGATGGCTTGATGATTACCTTAAAGGCGGTAAGAAACAGAATTTTGCCAAGAATGCTTTTGCTAAGCTGTATAAGAGGAATGCGGGGTTGTGATGTTAGGAATAGGTGATGTAAGAGATTATATAGCAGGTCTTGGTATTGTAGACAATACTAACGTGTATTGCGGCAAATTAGACGACAAAAAGAATAAGAGCCTAGGTGTCTACAACAATAATAAGCAAAGACCTGTGCAGATGGCGGTAGGAGGCTTAAATAACAGCTCTTATCGTATTAAGTCTGTAAGTATATTGGTCCACTGGAATACCAGTGTCAGAGACACAGAGAAGACGGCAGAACAGCTCTACAATATGCTTAGGGATATGAACCATATCACAATCAACGATACTAAGGTGTTCTTCACTAAAATGCTGGTTGATGAGCCTGTTGATGTAGGAACAGATGATAATGGTATCTTTGAGTGTGTAATAGAATTAGATATTTATTATGAAAGGTAGGTAAAAGTATGGCAGAAAATACTAAAATAGCCGGATATAGTGCAGAAGCAGTAGCAAAAGAAGATGTAAATCCAGTATATGAAATAAAGTTTGGCATATGTACAGCTGGAAGAAAGAAGGCGGATTCACCAGAGTCTATAACAACAGTTGTTGTTAAAGATGCAGAAAGCCTTAGCATTTCTATTGATGGAAGCATGGAAGAATGGAAGCCAATGGATCAGGGCGGATGGACCAGACGATTAATGACAGCTAAGTCAATAGGAATATCAATGGGTGGTAAGCGTAATTATGGTGATCCAGGTAACGATTATGTTGCAAGTCTTGCAACTAAGACCGGACAGGATTGTAATACGTGGCTATCAATTATTTTCCCTAATCTTGATCAGCTTATTATTCCGGCGGTTATTAATGTAACGAGTATGGCAGGTGATTCTACAAGTACTGAAGCTCTTGAGTGGGAAGCACAGTCTGATGGAAGACCAACATATATTGAACATGCAGCTTAGTATAAAAGAAATGAGAGGAAAAAAGATAATGGCAAAGACAGATTTTAAAGTGATAGACATATCTATGAAGATTACTAACCAGTTACCTATGATTCGTATTACAGAGGATTTAGTTGTAACTGTTAATAATCGAAAGAATAACATTTTATGTGTACAGGCTATGGCTAGTGAAGCAGAGAAAAAGGCTGGTGAAGATGGGGACAATGGTATTGGCTTTATAGTAAAGGCCATTGAAATGCTTGTTGGCAAAGAGGCTGCCGATAAGATTGAGAATATGGACTTACCACTTCCAGAGTATAAGGAAATGTACAATACAATTATGAGTGTTGCAACAGGAACATACGGCGAGGAACAGACACCCTCAAAGTGAGACGTACTATGACTTATGGGATGACTGGGAACTGATAGAGTCAAGCTTCCTGTCACAGTATGGTATAAGATTACGTGCAGATGATGATATGTCATGGTCTGAATTCTGTTCTTTATTATCAGGAATAATGCCTGAAACACCACTTGGAAGAGTGGTAAGTATAAGGGCAGAGAAAGACATTAAAGTTATCAATAGCTTTACTAAGGAACAGAAAAAGATACATGATGACTGGCTTCTGAAGCGTAATAGGAAAATGGTGGGAACACCACAGTATATAGAATATTGGACACGATTACAAAGAGATTTTAAGGCTGCTTACTCAAAAAAGTAGGCAGTTTTTTTCGTGCCAGAAAGGAGGGAAAATGTCAGATACAGTAGGACAGATAGCTCTGGAACTTGGTATAGACAGCTCACAGATAGTTAATCAGCTTACAGGAGCTTCTAATAAGGCAGCTAAGCAGGCAACAACTATCTTTTCTGGGCTTGGTAAGAAGATAGCAGCAGGACTAAGTATAGCTGCAGTTACTAAGTTCACGAAAGACTGCATAGAAGTAGGTTCAAATGTAACAGAAGTGCAGAATGTTGTTGATACAGCATTTAAGGACTTAAGCTGGCAGGCAGACCAGTGGGCTTCCAATGCTATGACTAACTTCGGCTTATCGGAATTATCGGCTAAGAAGTACATGGGTGTGTTTGGCCAGATGAGTAATGCTATGGGTATTACAGGTAAGGCGGCACTTGATATGGCTGAAAATGTTACAGGATTAACCGGTGATGTTGCATCATTTTACAATCTTGGAACAGATGAAGCCTATACAAAGCTGAAATCTATCTGGACTGGTGAGACTGAGACACTTAAGGACTTAGGTGTTGTCATGACCCAGACTAACTTAGACCAGTATGCACTTAATAACGGCTTCGGTAAGACAACAGCTAAAATGACAGAGCAGGAAAAAGTAATGCTGCGTTATCAGTACGTTACAAGTGCTTTATCTAATGCCACAGGAGATTTTGTTAAAACACAGGATTCCTGGGCGAACCAGACAAGAATACTTACATTAAGGTTTCAGCAGTTAAAGGCTAGTCTAGGTAAAGGCTTTATAGCATTGTTTACACCTATTCTGCGTGGCTTTAACAGCTTACTTGCAGGATTACAGAAGGTTGCGGATGGCTTTGCCAGCTTTGTGCAAATGCTAACAGGAGCAGACGTATCAACCTCTATGGGTTCGATAAGTTCGGATATAGCAGGTATCGGAGATGATGCATCCAGCGCAGCGGATAATGTAGGTGATATAGGAAGTGCTGCTAAGAAGACGGCTAAAGATATAGAAAGGTCACTTGCAGGCTTTGACCAGATAAATAAGCTCACAGAGCCAACAGATGACAGTTCTGACTCAAGTGGCAGTTTAGGGGGAACGTCCTCTGTAATAGGAAGTACCGACCTTGTACCGGATGTAAGTAAAAGTACATCTAACGCTTCATCAGCGATTAGTGATTTTGTTAACAATGTAAAAGAAACATTGGGAAAATTAAAGGATTGGGGAATAGCAACGTTTTCACCATCATTTTCACGAATCTGGGATGGGCTGGTTAATAATGCATTAACCGCGAAGAACAATCTTGCACAGGTATTCACCGATATACAGGCATTGGGCGAGCCTTTATTAAATTATTTTAAAGGACCTTTTACAGATTATCTTATATCATTTGTCGATATGAGTGGTGATATTATAAATGGCCTTTTTGATTCTTTTAATACAATATTCATAGATATATGGGATAAAGCCGTATATCCGATATTACAGAACTTTGTAACAGCAGGATTACCAATGATAACCGAATTTGCCACCCAGACTAATTTACTTATAGATGATTTGTTCAATACGCTTAAAGATGGATGGGATACAGTCTGGAAAGATGTATTTTGTCCAGCGATAGAGAGCATGACTAATATATGGACAGGATTTGTAGATACATTAGCTGATGCCTGGGAT